GCATTAAGGCCCCGTCTAGAGTTCCCAAAACCCTAGCTACAAGTTCCCTCATAGAAGCGTCTATGACATTGTGCAATAGAAACCACTGCACAATCCCCCATGACATGACAATGACAATAGCCAAGACGCGGGGCGTCCAATCATGTGTCATGATCGCCATGTTGCGGGCACTGTCACGATCTTTTGCAGCAATCTGCTCAAGATCTATGTCCAAGCTCTTCATCTGAACCTTGAAATCGGCATCAATTTTTTTCAATGCAGCAAGCTGATCCGCTGTCGGATTAGCAAGGGCAGTCTTGATCTCATCCGCCGACGCCTCGTCATGACCAAACAGAGCTCCTGACAAAGCCTTGACAGCCATCCCGGCGACCGGGCCCCCAAGGGCGGTAGCAATCGTAGGAGCAACTGAACCAATCAATGGTCCAAATGTTTTGAGGATATCCATGCTCATGCCCCCCTAAGAACAATAATTAACCCAATAACACCCATAGCAAGAATAAGCCCACCAACAATGCTACCCACAAAGATTGCATCTTTTCTTGCTTCTTCCGCAGCTTCTGCTTCTAATCGCGCCTGACGCGCTGCTTCCTTTTTCATCTCAGCAACCTGTTTCTGGATATAATCCCAAGCATTTTTCCCATGTTGGGAAATAAACAGGTTCTTTGCATCCAGAGCCAACTGATTGGCCTTAGCCTTGGCGCTGTAAAGCTTCATTGCCTCGGCTTCAAAGTCTTCAGTAGACTGAAACAGTCTTTTCTTTCGTGGCAGCGAGACAAGCTGCACGACCTTTGCAACCTCTGACATGAGATTGCTGACACGGTGCGCCGTATCTACAACGTCTTCGCCCGCGCTCACCGCAGACTTCAAGCCGTTATAGATAGCAGTAGCACCAGCCAGTATCGTAAAAGGGTCCATTAACGGACCTTGAACATCTGTGACCGAAGCATCGCGCCAAATCCGCGTGCTTTCATGTCACCCTTTGATGGTGCCGGTGGAACTGAACATTCCTGCATCTGTCTCAACGGAACACTGCCTTGGCCTTCAATTACCTGAACCATGTTATCAATTTTAGGCGTTTGAGTCTTTGAACTCTTAATCGGGTAGGTCATGTTAATCTCCTCTTTTACGTCCGTATCTACGGAAGTATTCATCGTCAGAAAGGTTACTATCATTTGAACTTTCCGACTTGCCACCAAACAACGAGGCAATACCTTGACCTAAATCGCCAAAGATTTTTTCCCCGAGATCCTTTGCGTAGTAATCTACTACAGGACCCTGCCCAAAGTCCACGATTCGGGACCTAACCTTGCTTACGTCGCCGCCAGTATACTGGTCTGCATACCACTGCTTCGCATCCGCAGCAGTCCAATCAGCGTCTGGATTGTTGTTTCCAAAGGTTGGATAGGTCGAGGTTCGGCCTTGGGCCTCAAGCTCCTTAATCCGACCACTAGTATCAAACAAACTGCCAAGCCAATCCCCGAAGGTCTGTGGACTCGACGACGCTGCTTGCGCCGCCGTTTGCTGCCCTCCTTGTGCAGCATCTGCGTTTGCAGCAGTTGTATTTTCAGGGCTATTAACTGCATCACTGTAAAACAAAGCAGGGCGTAAACCAGCTTCCTGTATCCCGCGATTAGGCATTGTATCAAGAGTATACGTTCTTGATGCTGGGATATCTGCCCCACCGTTAATTGAACCAGCTTCCTTAAATGAACGTGTGACAGGAGTTGGAAAAGGAACTTCCTTCGCCTGAGCCGGTGTCACAAGTAATGATTCAAGCGTGTCAGCAAATGTGGCAGGCGCTGACAAGGCTGCCTTAGCCAGATCAGCCGTTGTCTGACCCACGCCAGTAAACACATCTGACAAGCCAGCCAGCAAAGTCTTAGGCTCTGTTGTCTGACCTTGATAGTAAGACGTCATCTTGCCGGTGAACTGACTAGCAGGAGCGTCAGGATCACCACCATTGTTAATAATTGCACGACGAGCCGCATCGATATTGCCCTTATACGCCGGAGCAAGGGCTTCCGCTGCCGAAGCATTCGGATTTGACAATAGTGCCTTCGCCCCGGCGATCCCTTGGTTGTAACCAAGCCCGATTTCGCCAGCAGTCGGCTGTCTTCCAAGCGTCGGAGCCAAGGAATTTGAAATATCCTTCGCATATTTTGCAGCAGCCTGCGCTGATTTCTCAAAATCAAGGCGATAATCAAAGCCTTCGCCTACAAGACCGTACTTTGCACCCGTTGTTGCATCAAATTGAAACGGTCCAGAGGGTCCAGAAGACAAATTAAACGCATTTTTTGCGTTTCCGTACCCGCTTTCAGCGCCATAAAGCTTCAAAACCGTGTTCGGAGGTACCTTACCCTCCGTTTCAAGCTTAGAAATGTAGTCCTTCGTAGCTTGCGGGTCAGAATACTTCTCAAAACTCGACCCATACGAAGGTCCGAGGTCCAAGGGCCGCACATTTGTCTGCCCCATCCCCTGTTCTGAGCCAAAGAACGGCACACCAGAGTCAGTCGGTGTCACGTTAATCGTCGGAGTTGTGTAAGCTTGTGACCTAATCGGACCCGGAACCTGCGGAATATACGCATTCGTCGCCTTCGACGAGAACTGATTCAGCAAAATTGAAGGCATACCCAAGGATTGTGGGCTTACCGTATAGCTTCCAACGCCAGCAAAGAACGGAATGTTGACCTGCGGCACTCCGACCGTGGGCATCTGACCACCGGTCGCAGGAAAATACATCTGACCAGCGCCACCACCTTGAATAATCGAAGGACTTCCAAAGTATGTAGGTGCTCCCGGTCCACCGCCACCCGCTGATTCGGCAGGAGATTGAGGACGTGTGTTAGTGACATTCGAACCTCGGCCCTGTGATTCCCAGCCGCTCGGACCAGATGGACTTGCCAGACCGCCACCGCGATCCACGCCGTATCCGCCACCACCACCTAATGATCCACCACCACCCGTGCCGAAGCCGGGAGTGTCACCGGCACGAGGATTGTCCCACGTATCAGCCATCACTGCCTCATCATCTTATTAGCGGCTACGCGCTGCATCGCCGTGTTGGCACGAAGCTGTGCAATGTCCTCATTGGACTGCAACCGCTCCTGATCCTGATAAGCCTTTTGCGCCATCTTTTGCTGTTCCAAAGCGACCTTTTGTTGGTCGTTTGTCGCCTTGTTCTGGATGTCTTGCGCTTTCAAAGCCAAGTTCTGTTGTTGGATCTGGATCAACGGATCTGGGCCCTGCGGCGGAGCAAGCTGCTGCATCAACTGAGCAAGCATACCCGCTTCAGATTTTGCCACCTCGACTTCCATCTCATGCGGCTGCAACATCATATTGATGCCCTGCTGCTGCATCTGCAAGACGACTTGCTGCTGTGCAGCCAAGGACAGATGTTCGAGGACGTGTGACAGAAGAACGCCATACACCGCAGGAGAAGCTTGCAACAAAGGAAGCTTCATAAAGCCAATATGCGTTTGGATATGGGCAATGTGATCTTGGTCCGGGAACACCTTCAAAGGTTGACCGCCCGACGGAATAACCAGCGACCGAGCATTCTCCAGAGCAGGGCTTTCCGGCACAGGCTTTGGAGGAGGCGGAAGTACCATGTCAATGTCCGTGACACCCAACGCCGAATACATACGACGATATGCCTCGTACATGTTGTGCATCTGGGGAGCCTGCTGTGCGAGCTGCAACTGCTGCTGCGCCAGCGTAATCCTCTGTGTCATAGAGAAGATGTTTGGGTCGCTGACAGGCAAGACATCGATGCGGCCATCGAAGTCCTGAGCCTTGACAGTGACGTCCGCACCTTGGACTTCATAAGGATATTCAGGCGGAAGATACTCAGCAAACACATCAGCAAGAAGCTTCAGCTCCTGCATCTGGGCGAAGTGCATCCGCTTGTGGACCGCTGACATGACACGCGAGCCACGCTCCAACAACGCAATCGTCGTACCAACAGGAAGCTCTTGGTTGGATTCACCCATTCCAAGGTCCGTGGTCCCAATAAATTTCTCCGCCGCCCCAATACAGAAACCAAGCAACTGGAACAAAGTTGCCGACGGCTCCTTATAAGGAAGAGGTAACAGGTTGGCTGCAAGGTCGCCGCCCGGGGCATCGACATCGCGCCACTCGCCGGGTTGAATCGGGGTTTGGTCCTCGATCCTCAGACCTCGGGCCTTGAACCCGGCAGGAAGGTTTGCAAGAGTTCCAGCGTCAACCAACTGGCGAAGAATAGAGGTAGAAGCCCGACTGAGATTGCCCAGAAGATGAACGAGTCCAAATCCATAGAACCCAAGTCCCGGCAAGAATTTATAATGGACAAAGAACTGTCGCTTACGTTTCTTAAGATCATCCTCGCTCCAGTTCCGACGGATCGACAGGACCTGTAACGAGGTCTTTTCATAGGTCACCACATATGGAACCTGAAGACCGGTCTCAGCACCGTTTTCGTCTTTGTCTTCGAAACCCTCAATATCCAGATAGCAATGGCACTCGTGCAACGTATATTCGTTCGGTTCCACGGGGTCATCGACGCCCGTCGTGCGGTTAATCCGTTCTTGGATCTCGTCTTTGCCACCGGCCCACGGCTTACCAAGTTCGATGTCCCTATAAAAACCGTTGACCTGAAGGCGCTTCAACTCGTTTGGTGAATACTTCAAAACATGCGTGACACGCTCTGCTGTCAGAAGGTCACGGGCAGCGTATGGTACAATCAAGTCCTTCGGCTGGATGTACGGGCTTGTCGCACGACCAAGATAGTCATCATAATAGACCTTCTTGAACATCGACCCGCCGTAGCCCAAGAAGTAGAGCATCTGGTCAAAGTCAGGGTCATACTCTTCCATCACTTGCGTGATCTGGTAGTTCATGAACGTCTTGACGCGATCAGCCTGCGCTTCCTTCTCCGGTGTCACCTTGCCGATGACCACGGTGCGAACAGGGCCGCCAGAAGGTAACATTTCCTTGTACGCCTGAGCTTGGAACTGCGTGACAGCTTCATTGAGGATCGGGTGCGTGACACCAGTTGCGCCATCAAACGGCTCAGTACGCTCCTCATAATTCAAACCAAGAAGGACCATGCCCTTCTCGTACATGTGCTTCCACTCCTCACGACCGCGATCATCTTCCGTGATCAGGTCATCTAGGTCCTTTGCGATCTTCTGAAGGACCTTATCTGTTAAGTGCTCGGCAAGGTTTGCGGAGAACTCCAAAGCAGAGAGGTCATCTTCCTCCTCCGGTGTCTCAGGAGCGTTCTCGGGAGCATCTTCAATTTCAGCAAATACCCCCTTGTGTTCAAAATCCCCCATCGCGTCGTCCCGCATACCGTCAAGGGTGCCGGAGCCAATTGATTTTTCTACGTTGTTAAAGGGGGACCGAGCCATCAGTAATAAATCCTTTTCACTTCCCGTTCGACCCGCTCAATAACCAGATCGTCGGGGTGTGTTAAAAACCCACCCTGCCTGAACCGCATCAGAGCTTGTGTCGCGGCGTCACAGTGGTCGTCATGTTCCCCGAATGGGAACGCAGCCATTTCCTCAATGACCTCTTCAGCCCAAGATGTTTCAGGATACCACACCATTCCTGCCTCGAATAGTGGGGCTACAGAGTTCATACGAGCATGTTTATCATTACCCCGACTCGGTGTAAAATTCACCACCGGAATGCCCGAGGACCGAAGTTCTTGCGTCAAGGGCAACCCCGCCGCCTTTGCTTCGATCAGGATTACTTCAGGGTCCCAGTACTTGCATTCCTCAAAGGCAATACGTTTTAGGTCAGGAAACTCCCACCGACCCTTCTTCGCATCCAGCAAGATTACATTTGGCGGGCTGTCCTCTTTTGGATAGAACACGCCCCACGTTTGAATCGACGTAAAGTCAGCGGTCCGAGTTTTCAGGAACGCGGTATCGTAACTCTGCATAACATAATGGAGCCTAGGAATATCGTCCTTGGTCCAAGGCTTCCACCACTCGCGCTTGATGATCGCAGCCGTGTCAGACGTCGGCTTTTGCATGTACTGGGCATTCCACTGTGTCAGCGGAATCGAAGCCTTGATCTTCTCAAGCTCCTCAAGTTTCCAGTATTCAGGCCAGAGCGCCGCGCCGCTATCTAAGATTGCAGGGAGTTCAATCACTTCCCACTGGTCAGCCTTTGGGTCTTTGGCGGCCTGTTTCAAAAGACGGGCGGTGAGGTCGTTCTCGCCCCACCGTGTCATGACAAGAATAATCGCACCACCCGGTTGAAGACGCTGACGAGGGCCGGAAGTGTACCAATCCCACGCATTCTCAAGCGCCGTAGGTGACATAGCATCCTGCTCTGAATGAGGGTCGTCAACGATGAAGAGATCAGCGCCACGACCTGCAATGTTGCCGCCAACACCCGCAGCGTAGTATTCACCTCCATCATCTGTCTCCCACCGATACGCTGCTTTTGAATCCGACCTCAGTCGGACATCAAAGAGTTCCTGATACTCCTTTGTTTCCATAAGGTTCTTGACCTTACGACCAAATCGGATCGACAGATCCGCCGTGTGGGTCGCCTGCATGATTTTCATGCTTGGCTTCTTGCCAATCATCCAAGCGGGGAAAAGAAAGCTGGCAAACTCAGACTTTGTATGACGAGGCGGCATGTTAATAATCAGCCGCTTCAACTCACCCCTAGCCACCGCCTCAAGTTTCTCGGCAACCATTTTGTGGTGTTTTCCTCCAATAAAGGAGGGCCACATCATGGCGACAAAGTCCATGAAGTTCTCTTGAGCCTTGTCATATATCTTAAAGTCTTTGGCTCTACCTAGAAGTGCGGCATAGCGCCGAGCCTCTACTTCAGTATGTAGTTTAATCACTTATCGGCTCTCCAAGCCCGGTTCTTAGAACGTGACATGACACGGAGGTTGGATCTGGCATTAGACCCGCCTGACCGAACGGGCCTGATGTGATCGACATCTTTGCCATCGCCCTTGCTTACAAGGCCCGCTTTAGCTAGTTTCTTGCGAGCTTCATTACGCATCGACCGTTTTTTGATGTTTTCAGGGGTAGCATTGTACCCCCGGTCCATCTTACGGATTTGCGACGGGGTACGATGGGATGACGGATCACGCTTCTCGTGTTTCACGTGAAACACCTTTCTGTTTGCCAACAGGTTTAGAAGTAGACTTATACGACATAGCACGGTTCTTCAGCAAGGTGTCTGTTGATAGGCAAGACAGATGTTGGGAGTGGAAAGGTGCTTTTGTAACAGATGGGTATGGAACCTTTCACGTACTGGGCAAACATTACCTAGCCCATCGTTTCAGTTACATGTTGGCTAATCAAGAGATAGATTCGGACATTATTGTCCGGCACAAGTGCGATAACCGATGGTGTGTAAACCCATACCACCTAGAGTCAGGGACCCACGCCGACAATATGTCAGACCGTACAATGCGGGGGCGTACGCCGAGGGGGCCCCGCAACGGACATGCAAAACTGACAGAAGATAATGTCCGAGAAATCCGCAAAGATACTAGATCTTCAGCAAAAATTGCCGCCGACTACGGAGTCGGCAGCGATACTATCAGACGGATTAAGTCCCGTCGGAACTGGTCCTACCTTCCAGATTAGTGGTAGTCGATCAGGTCTACGTCAATGATTGGCTCATTTGTCTCGTCGTCTGTGACAATGTCACCAATCTCAATCGCCGTGTCACCGTCAATCATTAGGACAGGCTCGTCAAAGGCAGCGTAGAACTTTTCTAGATCCTCTTCCAACTCTTCAAGGGTATTACCCATTGGAGCCATGTTGGCCTCGGACCAGAACTCAATCTCGTCGTTATCGCCGTAATAGACTTCCTTGATGGCGTAAATGTCCTCTTCCAAGGCGCTGCCGCTTGGGATTAAGAAGACGCGATAGTTCCATGTCATGACAGCCTCCTGTGCTAGATTTTTTATACTACCACGGGGTGCTGGGGACCCAAAGCCGTTTTGCGCGTAGGGGGGTTGGCGGACTTTTTTGCGTTGCTCACATTCCGTAGAAAATCGGGATTATAGGACAATCGCAGCGAACGCGGGCCCGATTTAGGGGGTCCGAGGTCCGTGACACGATGTCATGTCACCGTGAAAAAAGGGCAAGGGACCCGCCCCATTTGTCATGTCATCTGTCACCGTGTCACGTGTCATGACACATGGTCATCTTACGTTGTGTCATCCGTAACGTATTCCGTAACGGTTGCCCCTAGGTCATCGGGCCAATGTCATGACACGGTTGACGTAACGGCATGACGCTCGGTCATCGGGCCTTGACGTTCGGGAATCCGTAACGTGATACCCGTCATTCTGTCATATGTCATGGGCTCTTGTGTCACGTGTCATAAATTTATGAGCTGACAGGCAGGGCGCTGGGCCTTGTTTTTCCTTGTTTTTCAGGCGTTTTTGACCCGAAATAGGACAATTTTCCTTATTTTCAGCTAAGTGACAGATATAATTGACAAAAAGGCCGAATCAGGCTAGTATTCTGACAGTAACAAGCGCGGTGCTTGTTACGTTACGAAACGTAAACTTGGAGTCTTAGTTATGAATCTTTCAGCAGAAAACCGTTCAACATTACGTAAGGCAATCGTCGCACATTCCGGTTGGGAAAGTTACAAGAAAGCACGTGGTGACGTGTCAATCTCAGCCTATTCGAAGGATGAATTGATCGGCGCGGCGAATGCACTTGGAATTGATATTCGGGCAATCATCGACGGCAGAGCGACTAACGCAACGTCAACAGAAAAAACAGGCGGCACGTATGTGTTTGACGAAGTGGATGACTCTCGCGATGATCACAAGGCCATACCTGTCGTTGCGTCACCATCGTTCGACAAGAACGATGCAGGGAAGCCAATCTGGGACTTGGTGCGTGGTCATGCCGTAGGGGAAATTTTTGACCACATTAAACCCGCAATCGAAAAAGCTTTATCGAATGTCTCGACAATCAAAATCGAGATGACGTCAAACGGCGTTGCCGTAGGGGAAAGCACTGGTCATCATCACCCGTCTTACGCTACGTTATGCCGCGCCTTGTCATGCCGTAGTGCTGATGGATTCTTTCCTAATGTGTGGATTGCAGGACCGGCAGGATCAGGCAAAACACATGCCGCTAGGTCATTCGCAAAAGCGGCAGGGCTAGAGTTCTATTACAATGGCGCATTGCGTGACGCATTCGAGTTGCTTGGTTATATGGATGCAAGCGGGGTTTACCATACGACACCGTTTCGCCAAGCTTATGAACATGGCGGTGTCTATCTGTTCGACGAAGTGGACGGCTCAGACAATGCCGCACTGCTTGCGCTTAACGGTGCGCTTGCCAATGGCATCGCCGCTTTCCCTAACGGCATGATTGAACGTCATCCTGATTGCCGCATCATTGCGACAGGCAACACATGGGGCCTTGGTGCAACGAGCGATTACGTAGGGAGAGGCAAAATTGACGCCGCTTTCCTTGATCGGTTCGGCGTTCGCATGTCATGGGATTATGACGTAGCGTTAGAAGTGGCAATCTCAGGCAATGCTGATTTTGCGCGGCGCGTTCAATCAGCACGTGAAAGAGCACGTGCGGCAGGGCTGAAAGTGTTGATCACACCACGCGCATCAATAGCAGGCGCGGCATTGATTGCGGCAGGCTTCACACATGACGAAGCGGCAGGCATGACATACCTTGCCAATCTTTCTAATGATCAAAAGAAAATCATCGAAGGTCGCGCTTAATTGACGCAACGAAAGGAGAATTGACCATGCGTAAATTTACTCTTGACGTGATCGACACGTGCCCCATGCCTAAGACTCATGACGTGTTCTTGGTTGGTGATGACCTAGCGTCATTCATCGACAAGGCAAGCAACGTGCCACAATCAAATCACAATCGCACGCAATGTGATGGCAACGATTCGTGGACAGGCAAGCAAAGCTATGACACGGCTTTGCGTTACGGTAGGGAAGGTGACTTATCGGGCGTTGCCGCAAGCGATGCATATCTTTCAAAATTCGAAAGCTTACATGCGGCGCGCCCTGCTTGGGCTCGCATTGCTGACGTGACAGGAAGCTCACCTATCGTAAGCGCCGCGATTATCGGTCATCCTCTTGCAATGCGTCGGCGTGTTCGCATGGCGACAGAGACAGCGCCGCTTGCTGTATGTGTTGATCTCGTGTCATCAGGCGGCATAAGCGCAAAGATTTTGCAAAAGCGCGGCGCGTTAATTCTTGCGCTTGTTCGCGCTCTTTCAGCTTTGCGCCCTGTCGAATTATGGTGCGGCGGCTCGTCTTTACCTAGCGAAAGCAATGACACGTATCACGTATGGTGGCGCATGGATTCCGCGCCGCTCGATCTAGCACGTGCCGCGCATGTCATGACGTCGCCTGCCGTTGCGAGAGGCTTGCTTTACGGAACGATAAGCAGTGAAGCGGGCAAGGGTTGGGGCTTGCGTTGGCCTTACAACAATCATGATTGGTCACGCAAAAACATGCGCCCCGTTTTGTCGCGTGTTATCGGAAGCGATGACATGCTTTGCATCGCCGCGCCACATGCGGCGGACCGCTTAGTTGACGAACCGGAAGCTTGGTTCGATGACATGCTTAAGCAGTATGGCGGCGTCGATCATGAATCTTGATGCGATGGAAGCCTTGGGGCTTGAAGTGCGGAGCGACGGACCCGACGGGCTCGTCGTCTTACGCTACGGAAGTGTCGAAGCTTGGATCATTCGATCATCGCGTGATCGCAATTTATGGAAGGCAACGAACGTGCGCGGTCAATTATTCGAAGAGCGTTCGGGCTCACGCATCCTAGACCGCATCGCGGAAAACTTAGCCCCCCGCAACCGCGCTTGACGCACCGTCAACGCTGACAGTATCAGCCCCGCCATCCGTGGCGGGGCTTTTTTGTTGCGTGTCATCCAAGGGGATTTCGATAAGCGCAAGTTGATAACCAAACACCCGCGCAATCTGCGCGGCAGTAGACAAGCGCATGTCTGTGTTTTCGCTGACATTGGTCAACGTGGCATGTGACAGACCCGCAAGCTTCAGGAGTTTCCGCTGACTGATCTTGTATCTGTCACGGTTGTCGGTAGCCCATCGGGAAAATTGAGCCGTGGTTTTTAAGAGGATTGTTTTAGGCATCCGCGCACTCATCCATTGCAGAGCGGCTTTCCAATAAAGACGCCCTTATAAAATCCAAAGCCGACCCCCAATCAAATGGGTGGTCCATGACATAATCAGGCTCAACCAAGACATCCGGTTCATTCAAATCGACTATCTTATCGCACCGGAAAAAGTATACCCTGTCATCTTCAGGGTGACTTATGACATTCCAGACGTTTCTGAAGACTGTTGATCGGCTGTATTGCCATGACACCTGATGCGGTCTCCAAAGCCCCGCTGTCTTAAACTTCTTCGTCTTGCAGACTTTTAGCTCAAGCCAAAACTCACCGCATGACATGGCTCCGTTTATGTCAGGAATGCCAGCCCCAACCCGTGCCTCAATCCGCGTCCACTGAACGCCCGACTTGGTTCCCGCTTTTAAGGACTTCCACAACTTCACTTCTGTTGTCAGCGGTATCTTTCGTGGCATCTATTACCTCGGAACTGTTGGGTGTGGCATCAATAACAAGAGATGGTGACACCAAAGAGGGGAACTCCTCCTGAAGTCTTTTGATCTCTGCGTAAACCTCCTCACGTGACATCTGGTCGATTTTGCCGACCATGATCTCAGACCGTGACACATAAAACCCAGCCGCCTGTCCGCGAGACTTCTCTGCGGCAACTGCGGCAGTGAAGTTACCTTTCTCCAAAGCCGCATCCCTGATCTCAGCCATCTTGTTTACGTGACTGTCAAATGTCAGGTCTGTCCTGATTGCCAACTGTTCTTTCATTTGCCTTACCCGCTCCACCACCTTTGGGAAAAACCTTGGGTTCATAAGACGAGGACCGTAAGCGTGACACCACTTCTTAGTGAAACCAGCTTTCTCCGCCGCCTCCGCGTATGACATATTACCACCAGCCACGTAACGAGCAAACTTCTCCTGCTTTTCCGTGACACCCAGCTCTCTGCGGGGATTTCCTGCGGCTCTTAGAGCAGGAAGGTCCGGCGGTATGGTTCTGATGTCCTTCACCCTGCGGCGAATGAAACGTCCCATGTCACAACTCCTGTCAGATCTCAGAGATAGCCAGTTTGAACTGTCACTACAAGGGTTTTGCTATAAGGAGATGGGGAAACAAGCTAAGTTATTGATTTTATTACATAAAGGCGTTTTTCTTACCAGAACCGCATCGATCATCTGGTGTCTTACTCGCACGTCTACACAGAATTTTGGCAAGACTCTTGAAAGAGTCTGTCCGATGTCTGTCCGATGTCTTGCCAACCTTTTCCTGTGACATATCAATAACTTACAAGAAATCGGCAAGACATATAGACTCTTTTTCAAAAAATCCGAGCAAAAAAAAATTTCTCTATACGGGTAAAAACGCCCTATATGTCTTGCCAATTTCTGTAAGTCATTGATTTATCTACCATATTTTAGGAAAGACTCTGGAAAGACTCTTTTCCACAGGTTTCTAATTCCCTTTTATTATCAATAACTTATACCCTATATCGACATCGGACAGACTCTGAAGCTTTTCTCTCTTATAGCAAAACCCCCTTTCCAAGGTCCGAGGACCAAGACCCTACCCAAAAATGAAACTATAGCTTCATTGGTGGTAACTAAAGCCTGTTTTATGAAGCTATAGTTTAACTTTTCTCTCTTCACGGCCCTGTTTTAGGGGGGAATGAAACTGTAGCTCGATTGAGCAACGCCCCTTTGTCAATTTGATCTACCATTTTGGTCAGATTTTTTGTTCCCGTTGACATAGGTCCGAGGTCATGCTTGATTGGTCGGGCTGGCTTCATGCCAGTAGGCATCGCCTAAAGAACGGTGCTGATTTGCCCAACAACTTTGAACCTTGTTGGGCAATTTCGGGGAGCGTGATCAGCGCAACAATTACGCTCCCCGCCACAACCCATTGAAAACATTGAAGAATAAAAATTTTATCCACAGCCGACAATTTTATTTGACAGGTTGTGGAAAAGTGCTAGCGTGTATTCACGGTCGCTGAAAGGACCGTTGACCGAGAACCGAGAAAGGAAAGTCTCATGTCAGCAATTCATAAGATCGAAGCCGCGTTTGTTATTAACGGTCAGGAAGGTGTCTTTGAAACACTCTTTACGAAAGAAGACGACGCGAAGAATGCCATCGATTTTCTTAAGGGTGTGGAAGAAGTAATCGCCCTTCAACACACGATGATTGAGCCTGTGACGTTTGACGAATTTAAGGACCGTCTTGGCAAGCGCATCGATGAGATCAGAAAGGACTATCCTGTTAAGAAGCTTTTCGAGGCGATGGTCGCCGCGAACAAGGTCGCCGCCTGAACGGGGAGACTCCATCCACATCCGCGACGGCAACGGGTGATCGTAGGCCCGTGACAGGGAATATCTAAACCTGTCACGGGATAGTCGAGACAAGGTAGGGTTCGGTCCCCACACAGGCGGTGGTGGTTGACATAGAGCCGTGAAACCCTACAAGCCGTCACTTTTTTAACCTTTGGAGAAAGACAATGTCAGATTACACAAACAATCAGATCACATTCTTGGTCCGCGTTCGGCGGTCACGTGTCGAGGATGCCATCATCCCTGTTGTCGCCATGACGGCGGAAGAGGCTTGCAAGATGGCGTTCGAGCAACGTCATGAGAACTTTTTGAAATGGGATCAGGTCGAGAAGCTACACTACAAGGGTGAAGTCGTTGGAACCCGTGGCTTTGTTAAAGAGGGGGCGGTGTGATGGGACTCGATATGTATTTAGATGGTCGTCGTTTTTTTATGAAGGACAAAAAGGACGAGGATGGTTACGACATCAAAACCATGAATGTGGAACTTGGCTACTGGCGCAAACACCCTAATCTTCACGGTTATATTGTCGATCAATTCGCTGATGGCGAGGATGATTGCAGACCGATTGAACTTTTCGCCCCGCACATTGAGCAGATCACAAAGGCGATAATGGAAAAGGAACTGCCAAACACAGAAGGCTTTTTCTTTGGAGTGAGTGACACGTCGGCGGAACAAGTGACAACGGACTTGGATGTATTCAATAGAGCCCTTGAATGGTTAAAGAAGGGCGAAAGCAACAAAGGCGAAATCCGTTCTGTCATTTATCAAGCTTCGTGGTGACGTGTCATGGCAAGAATTAAATATATCTGTAGGGTTTGCAAATCGGACGACGTCGGCCGTGACGCATGGACACAATGGGACATGGAGTCTCAGCAATGGCAAGTCCAAAACCTGATGAGTGAAAGCTTCTGTTTCAAATGCGAGAGTGAAACAATTCTTGATGAGGTCAGAGACCCGCAAGAAGAGGAAGATGAAAGAATGAAAGAACTATTCCGCATATTGATGAAAGCCGCTAGGCAAATGGAAAGAGAGGAGAAGAAAGATGCCTAAGTATCTTGTGACACTCTTGTCATACCAAGATGTCATCGTTGAAGCTGGTGACGAAGTAGAAGCAGAGCATATCGCTTTATATATGGACCCCGATAACTGGAGCGACTTTGAAACAAGTGGCGACATTTATGTGGACATATATGACGGTGACAAGCCCGCATTTAACCAGAAGGAAGAAAGCAAATGATCACAGGTGAGGATGTAAAAGAAATGCAAGAGAACTTAACCCAAGAAGAGATTGATGACATTATGCTTCGTGTTCAGATGAACACAAAGAAAGGTGTGTTTGATATCTTGAACCAATACAAAAATGACAGTCGCAAGGTTGCGTCAGAGGCTATGACATACGCCGCATCTTCTGCGATTGAGGTCGGTGTCACAGGTCTGATGATGATGTGCAATGGTCAGAGGAAAGCGGTCGTAACGCTTCTCGAACAGTTGCTTGATCACGTGGAAAAAAACGTAAAGGAAGAACTCAATGCTAAAGAATGAAGTCCACGGATTGAAAGTGTCACGCGACGTTGCGAAGACAATGTTCCCTGAAGAGTATGCAATCGGGGAAGCGTTCGAGAATAAGTTGCAAGCCTTGATCTCCGACACATTAGAGGAGAATAAGGGGAAGGGCTTGAAGGCTTTCAGCGCGATCAGTGCATCGATGACAATGGAACTTGTAAAGCTGTTTGCTATCAGCGGGACTGATCCTGTCAGTGTCATCAAAACATTCACTGATGTCATGATGTCTGTGTATTCCGATGTTGCAGATACTTACAAGGAAAAGCATGAGAAAGCTAAGTGACGATGAAATAGACAAGATCGCTAGGTCTCTGGACCTAGCGGTCGATAAGGCGTCTAGCGCACTCATCAAAGCAGGGGTTCCTGAAAACTTAGCGCAATCTTCTTGCGTGGGCGCTATCAGCCACCGCATGACAATTCTAAACATTGAGCAACAAGAAACAAAGATCGCACGTGCGGCGGTCTTTGCTCTTCATTGCGAAAGCGAAATTCAAATGCTCTTGTTTCGGTTGTTCAATGTTGCTGAGATCACAGGTCTTGCAAACAGTGACGAAGACGCAATGAAGGCTCAAACGGTTGTCATCTCAAACCTTATCGGTCACGCAATCGATGGGTGTTTGATGACAATGGAAACAGAAGAAGAAGCGCGTGATTTAATAAACAATATCATAAAGGTTCTTTGGAACGTGATCAAAGTAAAGCGCGCCAACATGGATATGGAAGAAGAGTCAAATGCTGAAGGATCATCAAGCATTCACTGATGTCACTGACATGGTGTCACACTATAAACGTGTCAGGGAAAACCTACATAAAAATATTTATGTCCCGAAACCAATGGCCGAGGTCCAAGAGCCGCCGCCAAAGAAGAAGATCATAGAGGTTGAAAATCGTCCAACGATCAGCATCGAACCCAAATACATAGAGGAGTATGAAAGGAGTATTCAGGGACTTAGGGAAGCGGGTAGGAAGGGAAAAGCAAACCATGTCACGATGCGTGACATTGTCGATGAAGTAGCCAAGAAGCATAACTTCGTCGCTAAGGATTTAATGACACCTTCACGAAGAATGAAATTTGTCGCGGCGCGTCACGAAGCGTTTTATCGGATGCGTCATGAACTTAACATGTCTTATCCAAGAATTGCGGCGTTCTTTGGTATGGACCACACCACCGTCATGCACGGTATCAATAAACACACTGAAAAGGTAGAGAAGGAGAAAGCCAATGGCTGACATTGAGAAGTTATTGAACGAGAAAGAAAAACAACACGGTGACTACAAGGACGTGTCACGCATTTCGCAGTCTTTGAAGGAAGTGTTCCGGTCTGGGCCGAACTGGAGCAAGTTGCCTGACGCGCATAAAGAGGCGTTGGAGATGCTCGCGGTCAAGGCCGCCCGTATCCTGACAGGTGACAGTGGTTTGAGGGACCATTGGGATGACATTGGGGGGTATGCAGGTCTGGGTGCGAGGTATGGGTCTAGCCCGACGAACGTGTCATTTGACTTGAGGAAGGCGATGGGGGCTCCCGCGACGCTACCCCATGTTGACAAAGCATCTTAATTTTGAAACGGTTTCGGGGTCTGATCGGCCCCGAAATCTTTTGAAAGGTGAGTAAAATGGGCGAATATGGTCATGGATTTTTGTTCTGTAAGGGTGAGACATGCCCCATGTCATCGACCTGTTACAGGTCTCCTGAAAGCGGGTGGGAAATAGAGGGCGACGAGGAGTGGTTTATTGAGGAGCCTTATTGGCGTATCCCATCCACGTCTATCACCCTTTGCGATTATTACTGGAAGAAGATCGATGACAACGAAAAAACAATCGCTGACACCGGAACAACAGAAGAAAATTCGTGATGCAATCCGCATCTCAAAAATGCGGATGACGATTGAGAATAAAAGACCGCCTGTCACACTACCGAAGCTGAAGTTTATGGAGAAGAAAGATGGTGACCTTGGATAATCTGACAAGCAAAGAGTGGGCTGATCTTGTGGCACATCCCAACACAACGAAGGGCGATGCGATGGTTGCGTTTTGTGCCGGAGAGCCTTTGGATTTTAATCCGTATGACATGAACCATCCGAAGTATCAGTGGTGGGCGGAAGGCTACGAAATGGCAAAGGCTGACAGGGGGTGTTGGGAGCGCAGAGAGCGTAACTCAAAGTTTCGCAAGGACAATACCTGACATGGGGTATCGACTTCTCATAGCGATGGCAATTTTTGATTTCATTGTTGCCATTAGCTTTTTCGTTGAGGGTAAGTATCCGTGGACGATTATCTTTATTTGCGCGACGATCAGTAACATTGCGTCTTTGTGGCTTCTATGAAACCGACGATGGCTATCTTCATACACCACCCTGAATGCTCTCAGGATTGTGCTGATGGCATGGTGACAGCCCTGTCACCTGACTTTGAAATTAGAATGTTTGACGAAAGAGAACTAAATGCAGGTAGATTTGACGACATTGACATCGTTGCGTTTGGCGGTGGCATCGGGGATGCGGACCGTTATTACGATTTCTTCAAACGCAGAGAAGGAAACACGATTGCTGATTTCGTGTCACGAGGGGGGAAATACCTCGGCATCTGCATGGGTGCTTACTGGGCTGGAAGAAATTACTTTGATCTGCTCGACGGGCTCGAACCTGTCCAGTTTATTAAGCGTCCCGAAGCATCTGTCAGAAGATCATACGGAACAGTTGCCGAGGTCGAATGGCAAAACAAAAAGGAAATAATGTTCTTCTACGATGGATGCACCTTTGTCGGAGATGGTCGCTGTCAGATCGTGTCACGGTATAATAACCAAGATCCGATGGCCGTGATCCAAGGTCGGGTTGGCTTGATCGGATGTCATCCTGAGTCCGAAAAGAAATGGTTTGACGATTTGAAATATATCAGTAAGCATTGGCACGAGGGCCGACACCACGAATTGTTGCGGTCGTTTGCCAAGAAATTATTGAGGCAGAAATGATAGACATCGTTGAACGGTTGCGAAAAAATCAATGTCCTACAAATAGCGGATGCAATCCTTTAGTTGAGTATTGCCAGTGCAATATAATGGACGATTCAGCAGACGAGATTGAGAAATTGCGTTGGGAAAATGCCAACATGGAAAAACTATGGCGCAAGTCCGAAGGCACATGGATGGAAATTCGTGATAAGCAAGATGCTGAGATCGAGCGGTTGCGTAAAGTCGTGACGTTACTGATTGAGTATGAAGAGCACGATGAAAACATTTATAAAGGCGCGGTAATGTGGGAAGCTCTTATTGAGGCCGCACATCGCGTTTTGATGGAGAAAGAGTAATGACCGTAAAGATATACGACAATTATCTTGATGAGGATTATTTCAAGTCTATTGCTGACACAATGACATCAGATAACTTCCCTTGGTTTATAGCATCTGGGGTCAACACACCCAACGATGGGAAACGCCAATTCATACACGTTTTTTATCGGGCAAATTTACCCAATAGTGGGTATTTTGATCTTCTTCAGCCGATGCTTGACGGCCTCATGTCAGCTTCTATCATACGTGTAAAAGCTAATCTTACGCCGAAGACAAACCAAATTGTTAAGCAAGGGTTTCATAGGGATCAGGAATTTAAGTGCAAAGTTGGCATCTTATACGTCAACTCAAATAATGGTTTTACTGAGTTTGAAGACGGAACAGTTGTAGAATCAGTGGCTAATCGCTTTGTTCTGTTTGACAACGATATGAAACACACTGGAACAACATGCACAGACGCATACGAAAGAATGGTCATCAACATTAACTTTGCAGAAAGGATCGGGCTGTGAGCCGTCTGTTTGATTTTATCAGTGACATGACAGCAACATCTCCGCAGGTGTTTACGTTTCCAAATAACGGCGTTGTATTCGACAGATTGTCTGATGAAAAATACGATCAACTATTGTCGGCAATAACCTTGTCCGTTGGCGACAAAATGAACAGTCGCCTTGTTGGTCATATTGCAAAAGAGTTTGAACTTCCAGAAGCACCGCTTATTCTTAAGGACTCAATTCTGTCACTGGCAAATGTTCACGCTAGTTACTTCAATCATCTTAAAAACTATTCAATTCTGACGGAAGATGCCGAGATGGTCCTAGGTCCGATGTGGGTTAACCACCAACAGCGGCACGAGTTTAATCCGCCACATGGTCACGAAGGTGTCTATTCGTTTGTTATATGGGTTAAGATACCATACGATCTTGAGGAAGAAAAGAATGTCTTCCCCGATGCTAAACACAGTATGACATCGATGTTTGGTTTTGTGACCACTGATATTTTGGGTAGGTCGCATGTCAACCCAATACCCGTTGACAAAAGTTATGAGGGCGTTATTTGCTTATTCCCGTCATCATTGCTCCATTATGTAAATCCATTTTTTACATCCGATAAAGATCGGATTTCAGTTTCAGGAAATATACTCTTGAAGGTCGGAGAAAAGTCATGACAGGATTTAGGAGCAAGAGACAAATGAGCGAGATACGATGGCTTGGGCCTTACGCACCAGATGATCGTCACGCTGACACGGTGACATTGGATCATCTTATTGAGTTGAGAAAAAAGCTAGCAGAAGCTGAGAACCAACGCGATAACGCTCTCAACATGTGCATGACTTTGCGAAAAGAAATTGATTTGTTGAGAGAGAAGAATGGTTAAGCGACCGAAGACTGTCGAGGCTCTTGTGGCACGTCTCAAGGTCCACCATCTTAAAGAGAGTGAACAATCAAACTACGAACGCGCTGAAGCGG